CTAGCGTCATAACCTGCGAACTACCGCTAGTATAGAACGACGCAATATTGTTGCCTGATGCGCCTACTGTTAGCAGTGCTGTAGTTCCTGAGTTAGCTACAGTATGCAGGGTTGCGGCTGGGCTTTGGGTATTGATACCGACGTTGCCGCTTGAGTTGATACGCATGCGTTCAGAGCCGCCAGCATGGAGCTTCATAGGCCCATAACCACCAGAGTAGTAAGAGCTTTTTATATCAACGCCATCAGTTCCTGTAGCACTTACATCTAACTGCAAAGCAGAACCACCAGATGGATTACCTAGTGTAAATTCACCACTAGAGTCGATGCGCATGCGTTCAGTATTGGCTGTTACAAATGCAAGCGTATTATCAGCTGGCCGATGCATTGATGCGGCGGCTGAAGGTGTAGACGTGTCTCCTGCAAACTCAATATAACCACCAGTTACACGAACATTGCCGTTTACATCTAATTTTTGACTGGGTGTTGAGTCGCCAATACCTACGTTGCCTGCTGTATCTATAACAACCCTGTCTGCCGCACGACTTACGTCTCTAAAAGATAGCTTTGCACCTGTGCTATTAAGTTGCCAAGTTTGACCACTTGCGTCAGTTTCAACCAACGTAAAATTAGGAATAGCCGCTGAAGACCTATAGCCCGCTGTTGCATCTACTGCATAAGAAGAGCTTGGGCTAGTAGTGCCAATACCCAACGACTCCGCAGAAGCATCCCAGAACAACTTCGCAGTCGTGCCAGTGTCTTCGTAAAAGCTAATGTCGCCGTTGTCAGCAATCTTCATTCTTAAGTTATCAGAATCACTGAACACGCTTGATGCAGTTTTAAACCTTAAACCACCCGATGAACCTGCTTCATTTGTAAAACCAACAGAGGCATAGTCGTATCCAGTAGCCGGGTTTCTCCAAAGTATTCTAGAGCCTAAAGAACCAGCGGCTGGAGTTTCATTAAAGATAAGTCTGTTTTCATCTAACGATGTTGGGGTTGCCGCCAAAGTAATACTGTCGTCAGCAGTCACTGTCCCAGTTACGTCGATGCCTGTGGAGGTTGTGGCTAGTTTGGCTGAACCATCATAGTAGACAGTAGATGCGCCACCATTGCTTCCTACGAAGTAGTCTTTTGACCCAGTAAAGTTTTGAAGTTTTACATTGGTAGAGCCTTGAATTAATAGGTCGCCATCACCTCTGTCTACAATAGAAGAATCACTGCCGTCATGCTTAATAACTAAATCACCATTAGTAGCACTACCAAATCTTAAGGCGTCGTTATCTCCCATTAATATGTCATTACCACCAGAGGTATTACCGTTAGCAAGAACCTCAGAAAGCGTATCTACTGTATCAACTTGAGAATCAACATACGCTTTGATCGACTGTTGAGTAGCCAATGCAGTAGCACTGTTGCTGGACATGTCGTCTTGGTCAAGAATATCTGTAACGCTGACTGCACCTGTGCCAGACAGACCGTCAAACTCTACAGTTCCGTTGACAGTAACACCTGCAAAGGTTGGTGAGTCAGTAGTAGCTACGCCTTGGTTCAGAGCCTTGACTGAAGCTTCGCTGGTCAACTCTGAGTCCATCAACGCACCAGCGGCAGTAACATTAGTTGTGTCCGTTACGTCTGCAAGTGCTTCGATACCGTCAAGTTTGCTGTGGTCAGCATCGGTAAATACATTGGAGTCTGTAGCGGCTTCTACTGCGGCTCTAATCTCAGCATCAGTCTGGTCTGCCGTAGCGTTAGCTTCAATGCCATCAAGCTTCGCATGGTCTGCGTCAGTAAAGACGTTAGAGTCAGTAGCGGACTCAACTAGTGTACGAATCTCTGCGGCTGTTTGGTCAGCAGTAGCACCAGCCTCAATGCCGTCCAGCTTAGTGCCGTCAGTAGCTATGTCACGGCCATCTACAGTACCGCCTACAGTAATGTTACCTGTAGCAGAAACAGTAGTAGCAGAGACAGCGGCAGGAGTAGTACCACCAATGACAGTACCGTCAATAGTACCACCGTCAATGTCAGGAGTGTTTACGTCAGGAGACGTGAGAGTCTTATTAGTCAGCGTCTGAGTGCCAGTCAGTGTGGCAACGGTAGAGTCAATAGCAAAACTAACGTCATTACCTGAGCCAGTTGTGTCAATACCAGTACCACCAGTAAAGGTCATAGTCTCAGAATCTAAATCAATGCTTAATGCACCACCAGAATCTGCTTGGAAATCAAAGTCCTGAGCAGTTACCTGAGCATCTACATAAGCCTTTATAGACTGCTGAGTTACGAGTGCTGTAGCACTGTCTGAAGACAAGTCATCTTCATCAAGAATAGTTGTAACTGTTGCGCCAGAAGTTAATGTAAGACTATCAACATTGGCAGTCCCATCAATATAAAGGTCTTTAAATTGAAGGGAGGAAGTACCCAGATCAATATCATTAGTAGTAACAGGTACGATAGAACCATCTTGAATACGAATCTGCTCGACTGCTGCACTAGAAACCTCTACATAAAAACCCCAACGATTATTGGTGCTGTCTACTTCAATTTTGTTAAGAAAATCTAGGTCACCAATCTTAAAGATGTTACCACCTTGACCAGCTGAACCATCGTGACGGTGACCAGTAGAAGATGCTGAAGTGCTTGAATACGTAAAAGCATTAACTAACTGGTTATACTCATCATTAAACAATGAGGCCGTAATAGTATCGCCATCACTTAACGTACTTTGTCGAGTGTAATTCTGGGCCATGTTTATCTCCTACCTGATGGCATATAATCTATGTAAAGGCCATTGACTGCGTATGGCGCTTTAGTATCTGTACTTGTAATTCTAAAACTTACTGTGTTTCCGCTGCCTTCTACAGGCTGTCGAACCATTGGGTCGTTACTAGCGCCAAAGGTTGCTGTACCAAAAACAGCACTACCAAAGATTGCAGGAAGTGGCACAGAGTCCAGTGTATAATCTGGAGGCTGTGGAATATCTGTGTCTTCGTAGTCAAATCGCATACGAAGTGTTGGCTGAATCTCACCTTCTGGGCTAAGAGACAACCGTGCATACTTAACTGTTTTACGTGTACCAATATCACCAAAATCAAAGTTTGGCGTCTGATAAATAGCTTCTATGTTTGAAGAAACACCAGCGGGATTAAAAGCATTGCCTGCATCATGATTATAAATATATCCATCTTTATCACCATGAAAAGCTTTTTCAACTCCATTGTTATCAAATCCTGTTGTAAGTCCCATTGCTTGAATACCAAGCGTTTCAGCCCATTCAAAACCATTAGCAGTAAATGTACCAATGATGCCTTTAGAAACTGTTGAGCCTAAAGTTTTATCCGTATAAAACAAACGATACTGAGACTTAGAGCGCAACACGCAACTATCAATAGTAAACGTGTTGATTGAGTCTGCAATATCTCCAATAACACTTTGAATCTGTCGAGACACAGAACTTAACTCAACGTCACCAATACGGGCTGTACCAGCAATAGTACGAATACCATCAGGACTTAAGAACAGCAAGTCACCACCAATTTCTTGAATGCTATACCCCGACAAACAGCCTACGTTTTCCGTAATAGGGTCGATGCGAATATTATTAGGATCATTAATATTTATAAGCTTGTGAATACTGTTCTTAGCAAACACAATCAAATCAGTACGGAATCCACGAATACCTTGAATCTGATCTGATATAACTACTGAGCCAGCACCAGAACCCGTAAAGTTATCAGGGTCATTGTAGACACTATAGTAAACTGTATTTAAATTATTTTCTACGCCTGCTGCAATAAGGTGATGGTCGTGGTTTGTTATGTACTTAACACCGTTAGTACCATCTACTGTAATTTCAAATGCAAAAAATGTACGAGTTGTTAGTGCGCCAGTGCCTTCCATGCGAAACGAATAAATCTTGTTAGCACCGTCTGCAATGATTAGCTCTCCATAGTCGTATGTCGCACCTTCAAAAAACGCAAACGAGCATTGACCTTGGCCTGTACGAGTTAAGGTACTGCGGCCTGTAAAAGTGGTATAGTTATCGCCACCAACAGCCACGCTGCTTCTATTAATTTGTATCCACGTTGAGCCATCAATACTAAAATGTATATCAGTACCTGAACAGACAACCACACCATCGCCATACACAAAAATCCCAAGAATGTCATTATCACTATTGGGACGTGTATCACCATATTGCGTAAAGCCATTAATACGTCGATAGCCGCCATCAGGATCTACCTCAAAGTTTCTAAGGCGTGTAGCAAGTCCGGGCTGTCGAAGCATTTCAAGCTGATTGAGGTTAGTGTTTAAACCACCTCTACATGAAACGCCGAAGGGCTGAGACATTTATACAAACCTCACGCGATCTGTTTTCATATAGTTAGGCGTCGGACTCATGAGGTTTCCTTTCATAAGCTTTAGGCCACGCTTATAATCTTCTAGTGCAAATGCTGCAGCTTGCGAGCTTTCTTTAAACTGATGAATATAGTATCTAGCTCTAGCAAGCAGTACAGGCTTGTAAATATTTGGGAATACGATTTCATCCCCGTGTGCGCTTAGTTCTGTTGGCAGATTGTACGCAAAGAAATAAACGCGATAAACTTTATCTGGAATAGGGCTTAGTCCAAACTTACGATTATCTGGGCTAATAATAACTTTGCTAGGCTCACCATAATTCTGAGTATCTGCATCATCTTGATTTTCTGATGTGCGTACAAAGTCTTTCCATTCTTCTGTAGTTGTAAACTTAATGTTTTTACTTATGTATGGCGCTGACTCGCCAGACACACCAATTGTTGTTAAGTAAAAATTATCCCAATCAATGTAGCCATAGTCTGTTGTCAAACTAGACGATGTAGGCTTCAACAAATACCAACGAGTGCCTGCTACAGTTTCTACATAAGTATTACCATAAAAAGGATCTGTAGAACCGCTTGTATCTACAGCAAGAAAAGGCCATTGAGGTTCTTCATTAACAATATCAAGGTATGCTCTGTTTACACAGTCCTTGATATGTTGCTGAACACCAATAGCCCCAGCAAACGTCGAAGATGTGAGAGCTACTTCATTCAACTCTCGCAACAACTCGTTTGTAATTTCAAGATAAGTAGCAGCCATTATTTCTTATGAACCTTTTGAATTTCAAAGTTAGCTTCTTTTGAAGCACCTTTGTGGGGTTTGTAGCCATCTCTAGGATCTTTCATGAGCTTATATTCTTTGCCCTTCTTCATCCAGTGATAGCCTTCAGGGGCTTTGACTTTCATTTTTGACGCATTGACATGTTGTAGTCTGCTTTAGTCATGCAAGCCTTTTCCATGTCTCGAACACTGCTATAATTTGCTTTGCCGCCATGAGCCATTGACTTACGATACATTCCACCACCTACATAAGATTCTCGTGCTGTGCCGCCCATGCTATATTTCATGCGCTTATCTTTTTTCATTCCCATCTTTCTTTCTCCCAAAAATACGATCATAGTTTTCATCGTATTTCTTTTTATTTTCGCTTTTTAAATATTGACCACTAACTTTAACTGTTCGTTTAGCGCTCATACGAATAGGATTTTGTTCGCTTCCAATCTGTGGCATAATAGAAAAGGGGGAGTATTTCATCCCCCGCTCCGTTTTAGTCGATGCCGTAGAAGGCAGAGACAAGTGCTTCAGGACGAAGTACCTTGGCTCCGTAGACGTGAAGACCACGTACAATGTCACCAAAGCTTGCAGTGTCACGGACTACTTCAGTGTTGATGATAGTCTGTGCAGTACAAGTAGATGAAATGTGACCAGCAATACACTTACCAGCTGCATTAGAAGTAGCTGCAATGTTGTTAGTCTTGTACATGTCAAAGCCACGCAACTTACCAGAAGATACGAGACCGTTACGGATTGAACCCTGACCAGCGTTAAAGTCAACGCTCATGAGCTTAGAGCTAGTCTGTACAAGCTGCTCGTAGAACTCTGGGTTAGCAAGGAACCAACGACCTTCTTCAGGAACATTCTGCTCGTCAAGAAGACGTGCCATGTGTGAAAGAACATCAATTGGATCATGCTCGCCAGAAGCATAGCCGATGTCAAGGTTACCAGTACCATCGAAAGTACCAGCTGCAAGATCAGTTGCACTGTCCGAACCAAGGATGTGGTTTGGAGATGACGCAGGAACGCCTGCAAACAACTTAGCAATTACGCCTGTGTCGAATGCATCACGCAATGCGTAAGCAGCTGAAGATGAAGCAACTTCCTTAAAGTTGACGTGAGACATTGAAGTTTCGATGTCGTCTACGATGAACTTGAATGCGTTCGCCGTATCAACAACAAGAGTTACTTCGTTGTCAGTCAAAGTTGTTGCAGTTACAGAACCACCACGCTCGTACTGATCGACAGTGATTACTGGCTCTTTGATGATCTTAACTGAATCACCAAACGCAGAGATCTCACCAGCATAATCAGTGTTAGTGATCGCTTCTGCAACAGACGCCTTACGGAAGAAGTTAAGTACCTTCTTGGAATAGAGTTCTGGCATGAAGTTGTTGCCAGAGAAGTTGCTCCCCGATGATTGAGCAAAATACTGATCGGATGTATTACTAGCCATTGTATTGACTCCTTAAAAACAAAGTTATTTAATTACTCTGCCTTCTTGGGCGGCTTGATCAATTTCCTTTTCAAGTCGATCATAGTCGTCCATAGATAGGGCAGCTATTTCCCGAGTCGTCCAAATTTTCGGCTGCTTAGTGTCTACTGTTGTAGTCTTAGTAGATACTAAACTTGCAGCTTCTTTTCTAGACGTTTTTCGACTTGACTGATTTCTAGGGCTATTAACATTCATGCCCATTTCCATTTTATAGATATCTATAGCACGACTTGCTAAACTAACATTATCTGGGTTGTTATAGATCCAACCTTGTATTTCTACAGGCTGTTCTTTTGCCCATTCATGAAACCCTTCGTCTCCACGAATATCTTCAAAGTCAGGATGGCGGTCTCGCAACTTAGTTTCAGCTTCACGTCGAGAGATCATTGCTTCTCGCTCTTCGATGGCTTGCATCTTTTGTTGAAGTGCCTGTACTTCTTTTTGACTTCGTAGATGTGCAACAGACTCTACAGTTTCATACAAATCAGGATATTGAGTTCTAAACTGCTCCAACTCTTCAGCTGATTTTGGCGGCTGATAAGATGGTTGAGCTGCCTGTGCTTGTGCTAACAGTTCTTGCTCTTTTTGTTTAAACTCTGCGATCCTTTCATCGTAATGTCGTTTTAGGTCGTCATACCTTTTCTTATAGTTAGTTCCTTTTTGCTTTTGAGGGGCCTCTTCTAGGGTAGCCTCATCGGAACCTTCTGATTCGAAAAATAGACTCTCTGCTGATCCGTTAGATGCTTCTGACTCCTCGTGCCAAGATTTATTTGCATTGTATGGATTAGCTTCTGGTTCGTGTACTTCAGTCATGTCTTACTCCTTTTCGGGGCTTGTTTGTTTTCAAGGTGGCTAGAAGTAATTCTAGGGTCTTGAGATTACAAGGTGGCCTCAAGGTTATTGTTGTGATAAGGGGCTAAAAACTTCTTAGGTAGCCTTATCGTCGCATTAAGCTAGGAATGCGATTAGAATCAAGCATCTGCTCTTCAATCTCATCATCACTCATAGCTTCGTCAGGCAGTACAGCTTTCTCATCTTGTGTTGGATCATTCATGATTCCACCAACTGCCATGTCTTGTCTAGACGCATCATACTCGGCTTCTGCGTCCTTCATCATTTCTTCAAGTGTTTCTACACCAATTTGATCTACTGCTTTCTTTGTAAATACAAACTCTCCGTCTGAGAGACGTGCAGGTATATCATCTGATGTGCCAGTACCGGGTCCGTCTACTTCCCCAGCACCTGTAAATTCTGTTGATGCCAGTACTATCTTGTCGAACAACTCACTCAATCGGTTATCCGACTCTAATGCTTTGTTGACATATTCCATTTCATCATCTGACAGTGTTTCGTCCATGACATATGAAACATAATCTTGTTCCATTTCTGCATCAGGCTTCATGTCTTCAACGGGCAATAATAATGTCATAGATCCACCGTGTGCTTTTCCTTTTCGGACTTCTGTTGTATATTCTTTACCGTCGAACATAAATGTTTCTTCGCCTGATTTGAACGCTTTACTAAAAGCTTTTTCAAAAGCAGAAGCTTCTTTTTCATCTACAGGCGGCTTATCATTTATCGTGTTCCAAGCCGACATAGCAGTGCCAGTTAATAAAGAACCTACAGCTGCTCCTTTTGCTCCAGCAAGCACTTGAGATTTTCTGACAGGTCGAGTGCCTGCAGCCTCGTCAGGAATAAAACTTCCCATAACACTTGGCTTTTCAGTAACTGAGCCTACTGATTGTATGATTGAATCTAAAAGATTATCTGTCTTACCTCCACCACCAGCACGTAAATCGTCTAGTCGTGATATTTTAATAATGTCTTTTGCATCAATAAAGTTTTTTGTTACATCTCTATTTTCATTTAAAGTATCTGCAGCTTCTTGAGCAATGTTAGATAGTGGAGTCTTTAAAGAAACTGTTCCTTTGCTAGTCATCTTTGTGTTGTTTTCTACGGCCTCAACAAAAGACTCTGCCATCTCTTCTATTTCAGATGGATCATATTTTTCTTTTAGCTCAGTAGTAATTGCTTTTGCTTTAGTTGTTTTAGGCTTAGAGATTGCTTTTAATACTTGCTTAAAGATAACGCCGCCAGCACTTCTTCGTTGGCGCTCTACAGGAACCATTAATGAGCCACCCTCTGCAAAGACCTTACGTCCTTTGAGGATGTCTGCTTGCGTGACTTTACCGTCACCTGTCAAATCTGGAAATTCTTTACTCATCTTTAAATTCCTTTGCGGCTTTAATTTGTGCAGGCAATGACATCAAATTATCCAGCAAATTCACTCTCCCCTGCTTGCGGTACATTTCCTGTTCCGATGTTGCCACCACCAGTCCCTGTAGCTCCAAGGTCTTGCGGTGGTTGAGGTACTCCTTCAGGGCCTCCCATAACTCCGGGTTGCTCGCCAGTGGGGACAGCTTCGCTGCCAGCTGTTTGTCCAACATTATTTTGTAGTCCTATTATTTGTGCAGCAATAGCTGCTTCTTCTGGATCATTTAAAATTTCATCTGGATCAAGATCTAAGCTATATGCAAGTTCAGAGATAAGCTTAGACATCTTAACGAACGGAGCAACGGCAGGGTTCTGTGCTGTCTGCAAGAACATAGTTAGTCGTTGACTTCTTACTTCTTTTTGCATTAGGCTGTTTGTACCCATAGCCTTAATCTCTAAATCACCCTCAGTTTTTAAAGAACCTTCGAAGAACTGCATGTTCCATTGGAAGTATGCAAGACCTAAAGGCCGCAACAAAAAGTCATCTAGATTCTTAACAACTGTTTTGATGTTTAGTGACGCTGCGCCAAGCAACATAGACATTCCTGACGCTGTTCGTGTCATGCTCTGAACGCCTGTCATGCCGTGTGAGTAGCTTGGAATACCTGTTTGCTCGTCTGCAAGCTGTCGGAACTTATCAAACATCATCATGTTTTCTTGTGATGTGTTTGGAAACTTTAGTCCATGAATACTTTGACCCGGCATTCCTGCTTGACGACGGAAAATCTTACCGGGATATACTTCCATGCTTTGACCGCCAGCCAACATAGACTCATCGACTTCAAAGACCAATGAGCCACTAAGAGCTAGGTTGTCGATAGCCATACGTGCATGACCATTCATGATCTGCTGACTATCGTCCATGTTCTCTGCTACGCCAATACCAAAGAAGCTATATGGGTTGCGCTCATACGGGAAAGCATGGTAAGGTATGCGTGAAGGCGTAAATGGATTAACAACAGCACGAAGTACTAGTCCGTTACAGACCCAAGCATTAATCTGAATCTCATCAAGATCATCTACATCATCAGCAACCTCCATGCCAACTTCACGAGCATACTCAGCATCCATGATTCCCCAGTACTCAAGAACTTCGTACTTGTTAGAACCATATTCTTCTGATCGATGATCGTCTTTTAACTCATGCTCATAGTCTTTTTCAACATAATTAGGACCAAGCCTAAGAGCCTCACGAATACTATCTTCATCAAAGTATGGAAGCTTGCTTAAAGACCTAAGCTGTGACTTATTGAGTTTATGGCGATGAAGTACATATTCGCATTCATCAAGGCTCGTTGCATTTGGATCAGGAAAGAAATCCCATATTGATACAAACTCAATACGAGGAACCCGTACAAAAAGCGGGTTATACTCTCGTTCTCCTGATTCTTCACTTGTCTCCCAACGATGTAAAGTTTTGTTGAAATTAAATGGGCCTTTGATAATACCTGTACCAAACAAGCACGATTCAAAGATTGCATTTCTTAATTCACTTGAACCGTTTGATTCATCAATCTGATCGTGAATTAACTTCTCCATGTTTCTTGCAGCTTGTTTAGCTGGAGACACTTCAAGTATTTGAGGATCAGGGTGTGGTCCGTCCTCAAAGTCATCCATGTTTTCTTCTACAAGATCATCAAGAAACTTGTTTGTTCGATAAGTAGCTCCGGGCTTAAGAACTTTTCCGTCACCTTCAAAGCCTACTTCAAACGGATTCTCAACTTCTTCAGCAACATTCACACCGCCTGTTGTTGTTTCGATGCCGGGTGCTGAGTCCTGTGAAAGATGCATGTATTCTGGAACACCTTCAGGTATTTCTGTTGGGCTAACGCCAATAGGAAACTTACCTGTTCCAAAAATAACATCAATCAACTGACCATATGCAGCCAGTACTTTTGTCTTAGTAATCTTAATAAACACGCGAGACTTTTCATTCTCACGGAAAGGAACGTGTTTTGGGTACATTCCTCTAAAGTTGTGGTATGCTGTGATCCAACGATCTTCATCATACTCTCTTGCTTGTTCTGCCGAAACATAACGAGCTTCGATTAAACCTGCTAAATTAGACTTCAGTGTTTCGTTTAATTCAACATTCATGCCATCTTCATCTTCCACTTCTGTGAAATAAAGATTGTCTGCATTGTCTAAGATGTCATCATTCATATATTAGTAACCAAATGTTGAATCAAAAGGCTGAAAATGTTGTTCACGCTGTAAGTCTCTTATTTGACTTAGTGGGTCTTGTATTCTTGGTCGCGACATGATTAAATAACGTAATGCATCATATGCGTGATCTGCTGCGTGTGTATTTACATCTTCAGGATTAGTCTTATCAAGTGGAATGCTTTGAAGCTCACGAATCAGATTAGGACAAGTATTAAATATCTGCATTCGTGGTCTGCCAGATGGTTGAACTTTTAAGTGTTCATGTATCTGGATTTTACCTGCAATACGATTCTTATCTGCAGGCCTAAGCTTGTGTCCGCCTTGAATTAATGTTTCTGCTACTGTGGGTCCAGTTGTTCCTGTCCTAGACCAACAGGCTGTATCTAGTACGCCTCTGACAGACATCGGATCATTTAGTTCCATGTTTGTCAACATTTCAGCAAGTTCGGTAGCCAGTAGATTCTTACGATACAATTCTCTATAAATAATTAATGTATTATCGTTAGGATCTATCGTAGCCCAAACACACGCTGATTCTGATGCGTAACCATAGTCAAGCCCCTTGACACGCTCCCAATGAAGAGGAATGTCAAAAGGCTCAATAATATGTATATCTCGATCAAACTCTGTAAAGGCTGCGCCTTCTGCAACTTCCCAGTTACCTTCAAGCAACTGTTTGCGTTGGGTCGGCGGCAAGCTCTTTAACATCTGCTCGTATCGGCCATCCTCAGCCAAATACGGGTTGTCATTTAATCGAGCCGGTATAAACTTCCTAGTAATCCCATCGTCGCCTACAAACGAATCATTAGGCATTGAGGGGCTTATATACCTCTTTTTGACCCATCCTGCACCTACACCACCGGGGTTAGCCGTACAACGCATATAGGGCGTTATCTCTGAGTCAGTTGTACGTAATCGTGAAGCCAAGTAGTTCCACGAAAACTCTGTTGGTAGGTGTGTTATCTCATCAAAACCTATCCAACTGTAGGCTTGACCTTGATAGCGATACACATCTGCATCACGTTCCAAGAATCCAAACTCTACTTTAGCACCGCTTGGAAAAGTCCAAAGCTTTTCTACCTCACGGTACTTGCATCCGGGGAAGGCCTTAGGGTAGAGTTCACGAGATTTATCAATTAGTTCTCGTAACTCTGGCATAGAACGCCGCAGGATTAATGCTCTATGTGCTGCCCTGTGAGCAAAACGAAGTGGGTCCACCAACATCGCATAGCTCTTACCTCCACCAGCCGCTCCACCGTATAGTACATCTGTCTCACCTGCAGCCAAGAAATCCATTTGAGGGCCTTCATTAGGCTGAAAGATTATGTTTTCTTTCAGTTCAGGCTGAAGCGAAGGGGCTGCTTCTTCTACAAATGTTTCTTCGACAATACGATTTTTAGATTTATCTTCTAGTATGTCAAGGGCTTTTTCAGTTTTCTTCAAAGACTCTTGATGTCTTACTATACTGGAACGGGCCTGCGCTATCTTTTTTTTCTTTTGTCTAATTTTCTTAGAAGCATTTAGCTTCGCTTGGGTCTTAGAGTGGTAGTTATAGCCTCTACCTGTTGACCCTTTAGAACGCCCCGCTTTCTTACGAGGTGTTCCATCTTTCTTTAGGACAAAATTACCATCGTCATCTTTGACATAGCTGTCTGGATTAACATCCCAATCATTCTGTGTCATATTTAGTTAGTATTTTTTGTAGTCCTTGATGCGTTATGGGTCTTCCTGTTTTGTGGGATAACCATAATGCACCTTCACGTAAAGATAAAGATCTTGATTTAATCATCGGTAGTATCTTGTTTAAAGCTTCAAGTTGGCTGGGGATCTCTTCGATGTGTTCAGGATCGTCATCAATCAATTTATAACCAAACGGAATGGTACTACTAGTCCGTCTCTTCATATTCTGCATCTTCTATTATTGTTGTTTTTTTAGCTGGAAGAATAAACAAACCACTTGGATTCTCTATCTTTACGTCTAATCTTTCTTTCTTTGCTACACCAACACGGTCTAGAAGCGTCTGGGCTGCTTGTAATCGAATATTAGCTTGTGGGATAGGCTCATCACTTTCTAGAACCTCTACAAGCTTTACAGCAGCTTTAGGAGCATTCATAGCTAAGATCCCTTCAGTCAAATCAAGGATCTCAGATTTCAAAGCCTTGACAACTGTAGTATAACTACCGGGAGCATAACCTGCAATCTCTGCTGCTCTTTTAGGGTTGCCTCCACACTCTATTAAGTTGTCAAGAAAACTTTGTTGTTTGATTGTTAAATCTTTTTTAGTTTCCATGATTATAGTATATACCTATATCTGAGGCTTGTCAAGTCTTTTTTTAAGTTTTTTGCTCTTGACAAAACTGAAATACAGGTGTATAATACTATTGTACCCCGCAGAGGTACATGTATATATCCCCCGCGACTCTTAGAAGATCGGGGCGACAATCCTAGGTCTTGGAAGATCTGTCCGCCTATCTGGTAGACACTCCAAAACCTTCTAAAAATGTTCGAGCATGAGTATATATATACGGGTGGGGGTATGGCCTCCTGCCCCGCCTCTCCAAAGACTCGACAGCCCTTCCAAATCTCCCCACACTTCAAAGTCCCTACCACATTTTCACGCCCTTGTGAAGACTTCATAGCCTGTGAATATTTCACAAACTCCCTCAGCTGAAAAACACGTGATCAACTCAAAAGATCTTTGAAGCCCTTCGAAGATTTCAGAGACTGGTGGACAAGTTTCAGAGGACTTCAAAGGCCTTTTGAAAATTATTTTTAAATTTTTTTCTCCGAAGGATTTCAAAGACTTAGCACATTTTTACCCCATTTCAGAAAAATATTTGAAAAAAGTTGTTGACAGGCTCAAAAGCCATCTATAGCTTAGAGATCAACCGGCAGGGAAAGGCCAGCGAAGGATGCCCTTCAAAGGATTACTGAGTACCTTTTAACAGCCAACGTCACTAACAGACGGGTAATTGTTAGCCAGATGTTTTGCAGTCTAGATGACGTGCGAGACTATCTAAGCTGGACCTCACTTGGCAAGGTATCTTGTCTCATCTTCGGGTGGACCTTAGGGGAAGTGAGGTGCGAGGGTAGGCACTAATCGAAACGAAAGACGATGTACTGGAAGCGCTAACGCCACAGATGCAAGCAAGTATCGAATGGTGATAGGGATCGGGCAGACAATCCGATCTTAAAAGATCACCAAAGACTGTGAAAGCTTGCGAGTTTGTGGCGTGTTTTTTGTGGGTATTCATATGCTCGTGAGTATCTACAAACGACACGCAATAGACTATGAGGGTAACAACATGATGACATATCAAGAATTAAACGCAATGATCATTCAGTCAGTTAACGAGTTGAAGCATTTACATCGCAACGAAGCCAACTACATCGAGAAATATTTCGACGGTACAAACGAATCATATGGATTCTTAAATGACATCCGCAGAGACATGGAGCGATGCGACGAGATTATTGTCGAGTGTCAGAGAGAAATGCTTTTAAACAAGTTAAGCGAAATCAATAACGCGACATAGTTTAGGAGGTCAATTGTAGCGTCTCACACGGGGCGCTATTGTGGACAGCTTAAAAGGTAATTAAATCATGCAACAAAGTTTCGAAAATGTTCACGAGGTCATGACCGAAGCCTACAAAGAAAATAATTTTTGTACGGTTGTCAGTCTAGCGGTTGCGTTCAATTGGAGCGCAGGCAAGGCACACAGGCACATGACGAAATATGGCAGGAAGTACCGCAGAGGTCCGGAATGGGATCAATACACAAAAGCGTTACTCGATGCCGCAGAGAGTGAAGGGAAGACAGTCGTTTTTAGTCGTGAGTGGAATGGCGTTACTCTTAATAAGTTTGTGAAGGCACACCCCACAGGCACATGGTTTATATGTGTGAAGGGACACATCACGGTTTTAATTGATGGGAAGCTCCACGACTGGACAGCAAAAACAGCGGGTAAGAGAAAGATAGCTTACCGATCTGCATTCGAAATGAACGGAAAATATGATTACGGAATCGCAAAAATAGAGGGTTAGATCATGAAATATTTAGAACTAGAACACGACACACACGGGCATGTCCGCATCGAGTGGAACGAAATTGACATATTCAATTTTCAAACGCCAATTGGTGGGGAGTGGGTAGACTTTCACTGCTTCACTTGCTACGGTATAGACAACGAACACGAGGCATTTTCAGAGGCCTTGGAAGCATTGGAGGAATTAGAGGCATGATCAAACTTTTAATCATCAATACATTCATTCTAGGATTCAACGTCATAGCAGTAGGCGCGTTATCGATCCTTATTTCTTTTCAACCTTTGATGGGGTGTTAATTATGATCGTATGCTACGCAGACAGACCAGACGGTTACAACGGACACACGGCAAGAGTGAAGCTAGTATTAGACAAAGGCAAGATTTACGAGTATCACGACAGCGGGTTTCACATGTCGCCAGTGTTGGATATGTATCGATTTCCAAATGCGGAAACCGCCTTGTGGTATGTAAACAAAAAATCAGACTTTTACACTAACGTAACAGCAGAGGATTAAAGCCATGAACAAATGTCACTTGGATTACAAAACAGCAGACCAGCTAGGCTATGACTTTTTCCGCGTCAATAATGACGTGAACGGTAACCCTCGCTATGTTATTCACTTTCTAGCCTTTGACAGTGATTACGACACGGCAAAGCGCTTGGCTAACTCTATTGGCTTCAGTGTTTATCGAGGCAAAGACTTTGGTGGTGGCTTTGTAAGTCAGAGCTACAACTTAGAGAACACAGCGGAGCAGATAATTGACTTGAGAGAGGAGAGGGCTGCATGAGTGAATTAAAGCTGTACAGCCTATGGAATAGACAAGAGAATCCCAGAGCAAAAATGGCTAGTTGGTATAGATATAAACAAGGTATCACCCATTGTAATCCTAATCGCTACGCGCTAGTGGAAATATTGCTACCCGTTTTCAAAGCGTATGCGCGTAGTTATGTGCGACGTGTGGAAAAAGGGGACAATTCAGAAGAGGCGCTATACTATGCGATAGCCAATGGTAGAGGAGCGGCTAACATTACGGCAGGGAGTCTTTCTGTTGAGTTGGCTAATAATATTCTTGAGTATTTTGTTCACAATGGACACGTCGAAATTCTTGAGGCGAAACTAAAAGATTCACTAGATTTGATACGCGATCAGTTAGGAGACGATTTATCATGAGTTTACAAAGAGACGTGGAAATGTATATCGAGGGCTTGGAATCACCCGCTAATGCGTGGGGAGTCCATTTCATAAGAGTAGGAAACACAGACGTTGAGAGCCATTCGTTTCTGCATTACATGGTGAATCGATATGGCACAGATGCGGTCGAGAACGCATTGGATGACAGACTATCGGGAGGATTAGAGGAATGATGCCCTATCCGTTTGACTGTCCATTGTGTGACGGTAGATACTGGGGGGAGGATTCCGTCATGTATGACGAAGCATACGACGACAGCGTGTGCCACCATTGTTACGATGAGTTACAAGCAGAGAGGCGTGACATGGCTTTTGCAGAGAAAGGAGATGTTTAGTTATGGAGTTAGGTTATATATTGTTTTTTCTATTCGCAGGTGTGATCATTACAGCATGGCTAACGATAGATGATGAGAACTTTGACAAGAAGTTTGAGCGCCATCGCAAGTCTAGATTCGAAGACGAGGAGATCTAAAAATGTTTGAGGCATGGCAACCTTGGTGGGATTGTCTGTTACTGATAGTCCCTTACTTATTATTTGTTTGTATGACGCAAAGGAAAGAAGACAAGCCACGAGGAGCGACACGAAGATGATTAAGGGAATCGTAGTAAAACAGAAAAGCGTGTATGGCGAAGATAAAATCTATCCCGTATGCGAACACGCACAGATGCTTGCAGAGTTAGCAGGCACAAAGACATTCACGCCAAGGGCTATCAAGCTTATAAAAAATATGGGCATTGATATTCTACTAGAAGAACTTAAACCAGCACACAGGTATATCTAATGATTGGCATCGACATACAGTATCAGATACACACACGAGATATCAGCGATCCCTTTTGGGAAAACATCTTTCAATTTACAGACCTTGGGGAGGCAAAGGCAATGCTTTACAGGCTAAAGAGTTTAAACAACGGCCTCGAGTACAAAATTCAAAAGGTAATTACGGAGGACATACTTTGAAGTACATTCGATATCACATGTCACACAAAGAGATTGCACGAGAGCTAGGGGTTAGTAGGGCTACAGTCCAACAGATCGAGAAAAGCGCCTTGTGGAAACTTAAAAAGTCTGGCAAGCTAAGGGCATTCTTAGAAGCTACAGAAGACTTTGAAACAGACAAGCGTAATGGCTCATTATCAGATATATTTTTCTAATAGAGAACAAAACTATGAATTACTATCAGGAAGAAGACAAGCGCAATGCCTTAAGAAACTTGGCTGATACTGTTGAGACCTACAAGAAATTGATCGAGGACTTCGAGGACTTGAAGTTTGATTCAGTCTTAGTAGCCCTCGACAATCTCGAAGACTGCTGTAAAGACACAAAGAAAGAGGTAGATACTTGCGTCCATCGAGTCCTTGTGACCATGAACGTGGACGTTATTGTCGATGTGTTGGCAGCAGTCGATGAAGACGAAGACCTAATCCTTGACGCGGCAGACGCAGAGGCGTACAATAAGCTTGCTTCAGGCGACTATCAGAACGAAGCAACCGACGATAGAAGTATCCTTACACAATTTTCAGGAGACGAAAGCAATGATACTACAGTATGAATACGATTTACTAGAACACGAGTTAGTTGTAGATATAACTGTCGGTTATGAATACGACAAAATTGAAAAGCGGATCTACCTAAACTCAGCAAAACTTCTGAACATCACAGAGATCATAGATCTTTTGACAGAAGAACAGAAGAACGAGATAGTTGACTACATGATAGACAACTATGCTTTCGAAGAATCTTACCCAGAGGAGTAATAAAATGAAAATGTTACGAGCTTATTTGATACTTGCAATCTTAGCTTCGCCAGCGTTTGCGTTGGCTTTCATTAACTACATCATGATCTAAAGGAGAAATACATGAAGACCAATAGCAGTATTCTAATTGGTTTAGTTGTGCTGTTGGGGGCTGGCTGTGTGACCTCAGAACTTGAGGGAGACTGCTTAGAGTACAAGAATATACCAATAATAGTAACTGAATGCACAAGACCGACAGCATACGGACAAAGGTATTGTGTAGACCAACTAACATCTAAACCTTTTTGTGTGAGGAGTACAGGCAATGCTGATAAATGAAGTATCAATCTATGAGGTCACAGGTGGAGACTATTCTGTTTACTGCCAAGGCTACACGCAGGCAAGGACTGTGACCAATGACATCATGAAGCGTGACCCTTGGGGTGGCATACCCTTTGTTATTCGTAAGAATTTCGAATACACGCTAGACGATAAGGGTAATGTGGTCATGACAAAACACATGTTAGATAAGATCCTATTCTTAGCAAGCGATGAGCTACCGGAGAGTGAGGGATGAACATGAAGCAACCAGAGAACGACCACACAAAGATGTTTGGTAATGACGGGCCTGTTGGTAACGACGCGGAGATAATCGTGTATTACGAATACAATGGGCCAGCTGAACCAGTTCTACGCATTCCCTTTTGGTACTACAAAGAAGAGCTAGGAATGTTTGAACACTTTGAAGCATCAGTACACAGGGCAGCGAAGGCTTTAAAAGAGTCTTATACATACTGGCCTGAAGGATATATTCACGTTCAGACAATCATCAATGATGAATATGTAAACATGATATAGGGAAACATGATGGAAACACTTGACAACAAGAAAGTAACAGTGGATGATCTAGTTTGGATGCACATTTTTAATAATCCTTATCCTGATTACACAGCAATTGCTAAAGGTTTAGAGGGTTTAAATTTGACTCCAGCTGAGGTATTCTATATACTTCATTCAATACGTGAAGGAGACTATACATGTCCATAGATGATGCGAGTCCAGAACAATGGGATGCAATCAAACACCTTAACAGTCTGTCGATTAGGAAAGACCCTGATCCAGTGACGAAGCCTGATCACTACAACAAGGGGGCTGTCGAAGCCATTGAAGCTATCAAAGCTTCGATGCCTGAGAATGAGTTCAGAGGCTACCTGAAAGGTAATGCGTTGAAGTATCTGTGGCGATATGACTACAAGGGTAAGCCGATTGAAGACCTCAGAAAATGTAAGTGGTATGTTGATAGACTTATCCAAGAAGTAAACCAATAGGAGGTGCGATGTGTGATGATACACTATCTGATGATGAATTGCTAGATGATGTTTTAGCGAGGGCTTTCGTGATGATGCTTGGAGTTCACATGCCATCAAAAGAAAGTTTAACATTTATGAAAGAGTGGGTTATAATGAATTCTCAGTATAATGGTATTGAAATTACTGAAGAATATATTTTAAGACAAATACCTGATTTTATTACATATTTATATAGGAGATAATCTAATGGCAGTGATTGAAGGCAAAGCATACTGGTCTTTTGTTACTACACCTAACACAAAGTTTACACCAGCGTACTCAGTTAATCTTGTTGTTGATGATTCAACGGCTGATTCATTTCGTGGCCGTGGCTTCACAGTCAAGGACATGGAAGAAGGCCCTGCGTTGATCATCAAGCGTAAGGTCGATGGTAAAGACGGCATGGTTCGTCAAGCGCCTAAGCTCTTTGACAAAAGCAAACGAGAGATTGATGTGAATGTTGGTAATGGTTCACACGTTAAGGTCCAGTACAAGGAGTGGGACACTAAGTGGAACGGGCAAGTATTCAAGGGTTTGGATTTCCAAGCAATGCAAGTCCTTGATCTTGTAGAATATAACTCACCAGACGGTTCTGAGTTTGACATCGAAGACGGAGACGGAGACGAAATTTAATGTCTAATGTTATTTACACACACAACGATACGTCTTATGACGTAACTCTCTTGTCTGCTGAAGGACAGAAAGCTTTCCAGCTTTTGGTAACAGCAGAACAAGACGTGCGATCTCTCGAAGATCGTATGGTTATTGCACAAGCAGCAGCAGTTGCTCTGCACTCTAAGGTTCAAGAGTACTTGACCGAAGACGCTGTTTTCATTGAGGAAGCCGAAGTCGTAGAGGACTAACATGGCATTTAAAAAAACTCACATCCCCTGCCCTGAGTGTGGGGGATCTGATCCCGCAGCGATGAACGACGATGGCTCCATCAAATGTTTTAGCTGCGGTGTTTTCATCCCAAGCAATAAGCTTGATAACGTCACTCCAATATCATCGAGGCAGTCTATGGACGACGGTGAATATTACGCCCTAACAGACAGAGGAATCAGTCTGGCAACGGCTAAGAAATACGGAGTTAAATCCACAAAGAATTCAAAAGGTCAGATAGTCGAGCATGTTTACCCATACTATTCTGGCAGCGAGCGAGTAGGATCAAAGACTCGCAAGCCTGATAAGAACTTTACATGGCAAGGCGAATCTAGGAATGTTGGTCTCTTCGGCCAGCAGCTATTTCAAAGTGGTGGTAAGTACGTAACCATTGTTGAAGGTGAAGTAGATGCCATGTCAGCCTATGAACTCATGGGTTCACAATGGCCTGTTGTGTCTATTCGCAATGGCGCACAGTCTGCTGATCGTGATGTGAAGGAGAACCTAGAGTTTTTAGAGTCCTTTGATAACATCATCATTAACTTTGACACTGATAAAGTAGGGGAAGAGGCTGCTCGAAAAGTAGCCAAACTATTGCGTCCCGGCAAAGCAAAGATCATGTCACTACCCGTCGATTACAAAGACGCCAATGACATGCTACGCGGTTCGCAACACAAAGCCTACGTCCAGTACTGGTGGAACTCCAAGTTATACACACCCTCTGGAGTCTTGAACGTATCTGAGAACGTAGAAAACTACCTCACTCGCACACGAAAAGACTCAGTGCCTTTCCCTTGGGCAGGGCTGAATGAAAAATTAGAAGGTCTTCGTGCGGGTGAATTAGTTACATTAACGGGTGGCACAGGGCTTGGAAAATCAAGTGTCACCCGTGAGCTAGAACACTGGCTGATTAAAAAGACTAGAGATAATGTGGGCGTTATGGCCCTTGAGGAAAACTGGCAAAGAACTATCGACGGTATTCTATCCATCGAAGCCGACGCCAGACTACACCTTGACAGCGTTCGTAATCTTTTTGATCAAGACGATCTTCGCCAGATACACCACCAGATGTTTGGCGGAGAGAATAAGGATCGTGTGTGGGTGTACGGACACCTTGGCATGAACGATCTCGAAAGTGTTTTCAGTAAGCTTCGTTATATGATCATAGGCTGCGACTGTAAGTGGATAGTTCTTGATCACCTTCACATGCTCGTGTTACTTTCTGATGACCCTGATGAGCGTAAGGCTATTGACATGATCATGCACAGGCTTCGAACTCTTGTTGAAGAGACAGGCTGTGGAATGATTCTAGTCTCTCACCTTCGACGCACACAGGGTGATAGAGGCCACGAGAACGGCATTGAAACTGCACTAAATCACTTACGCGGCTCTCAGTCGATAGCACAATTGAGTGATTGCGTGATAAGCTTAGAGCGTAATCAGCAGGCAGACGATCCTGTGGTTGCTTCAACAACCAAGGTACGTGTCTTAAAGTCTAGGTACACAGGAGATGTTGGCCTAGCCACACACCTTCACTATGACTTAGACAGTGGACGCCTTTCTGAAATATCTGTTGATGATCTTCAAGGCTTAGACGGAGATGAAATATGACAAGCTATATTTTTGATATCGAAGCCAACGGCCTAGATCCTACTGAGGTCTTTTGTATTGTTGCGATGGACACAGTAACTAAGAAGTTCTATGAGTTTGGACCAGACCAACTAGCTGAAGGAGTCAAGCTGCTCGAAGAGTCTAAAGAACTTATCGGTCACAACATCCTTGGATACGACATACCTGTAGTCAAGAAACTTCTTGGCTCTAATCTTGATGATGGCAGTCGGTTCATTATAGATACTCTTGTGTTGTCTCGACTGTTTAACCCAACACGAGAAGGTGGTCACGGCCTCGAAGGATGGGGCTACAGGCTACGACACAAGAAGATCGAGTTCGAAGATTTTGAAAGCTTTTCGCCGGAGATGATGGCATATTGCAGACAAGATGTGTCACTAAACCACAAGGTCTACCAGCATCTTGCGCGTGTTGAGGCAGCGGGATTTAGTAAGGATGCTGTTGCTTTAGAGCACTCTGTGTATCGAGTCATGCAGGCACAGCGAGATCGTGGATTCTTGTTAGATGAAAAACACGCCATGAGTTTACTAGCTGAACTAAACGAAAACATTTCACAGGCTGAGAAGCTTGTTCACAAAACTTTCAGACCACGAGAAACACAGATGACCCTTGTTCCTCTCATGACAAAGGCTGGTAAGGTTTCTAAGATGGCACAAATTAAAGGCGAAACCAAGAAGGTCAGGTTGTCAGATGAGGAGTACGAAAAGGCGAGCGCGAATCCGAACGAGCATCTTGTTCGTTGTGATTCTGAACCTTTTAACCTTGGTTCTAGGAAACAAATTGGAGAATATCTCGTGGAGTTTGGCTGGAAGCCTACAAAATTTACGCCTACGGGACAGCCAATTGTTGATGAAAAAGTCCTGTCAAAGATAAAGGACATCCCTGAAGCTGCAGTTATTGCTAAGTATCTTATGCTTCAAAAGCGTATTGCTCAAATAACTTCGTGGTTTAAGGTAGTAGAAGATGACGGGCGAGTCCGTGGGTTCGTTAATACTAACGGCGCAGTGACTGGACGTATGACACACAGTCATCCAAACATGGCGCAAGTTCCTAGTACTGGAAGTCCTTATGGTAAAGAGTGCCGCCAGTGTTGGACGGTGATGGATGGCTATAAACTTGTGGGCATAGACGCCAGCGGCTTGGAGCTAAGGATGCTGGCACACTATATGAACGATGAGGGATTTACTTATGAGCTTCTCAACGGAGACATACACACAGCAAATCAAATGGCTGCGGGACTTGAATCAAGAAATCAGGCAAAAACTTTCATCTATGCACTCTTGTACGGAGCAGGAGATGCAAAGCTTGGAACGGTGGTCGGAGGAAACGCAGACGATGGTGGACGACTTAGACAATCTTTCTTCGATAATCTCCCTGCATTTAAAGTTCTTAAAGACAGAGTTGCAAGAGCGGCGAAGCGTGGCTACCTCAAGGGGCTAGACGGACGCAAGCTATTCGTAAGATCTGAACACGCTGCACTTAATACACTGCTTCAAGGAGCAGGCGCAATAGTTATGAAGAAAGCGCTTGTGTTATTGAATGATAAGATGTCTGGTATGGACGCACACTTCGTAGCTAATGTGCATGATGAGTGGCAGATCGAAGCACTCGAAGATGTCTCTCAACGTGTAGGTGAGTTAGGTGTTGAGGCTATTGAACAAGCAGGACTAGAGTTTAATTTACGTTGTGGGTTGACAGGCGAGTATCAAATAGGAGATAGTTGGAGTGAAACACACTGAAGAATATAACTGGTGTTATCAGGGAACAAATTCTAGAGGTAAGAAAATCTTCAAACACTATACTCGTGAAAGCTTTGAAGATGTTGTAGACTACTTAGATGATAGGGGTTTCGATTATGAGATCGCTGGAGGGGGCATGTTATGGATCACTAACAAACACAACGAAAGGTTCTCTTATTACTGGTCTTCGGGAAGATGGTCAAGCGAAACAAAAAATCGAAGTTTTCATTATCATGCTACAGGTATTAAAGATTTTTTAGATAGGTACATAGATAATGACGAATACTTGGAAGAGCAGAATAAAAAATATGAGGCTGTCATAGAAAAAAGAAAGGAAAAAGATAGAGAAGCTAAAGACTTTGTGTTAAAAGTAATACAGGACGCAGGAGAAGAAGGGATAATTGCAAAAGAAATAAGGCAAAAGTATTCGGCTGATTGGGGTGTAGAGGCTTTACATTCAAAACCACGAGAGCTAGAGTTAGAAGGTTTGATTTTTTACAGGGGCGATAAGATCGGAAGATCTAGAATTATTAGACATATAAAATACAAGTAAGGATTTAAAATGCCAAAAGAAATAACAGACCCATCACGCCTTGGAGACATGGCAGAACATTACGTTACTACTTGGTTGTGGGATGAGGGCTATGAAGTCTTTCGGAACACGGGCTGCACTGGTGCAATAGATATTATTGCTGTGAAGAATGGAACTCCTATCTTCATAGATGTAAAATCTAAGAACTCTAATAACTCTTGGGGTCATAAGCGAACCGAAGAGCAGAAGAAACTTAGAGTCCAAGTAGTTGAATTCAACGCAAGAAACCGAAGATGTCGGTTCGTGGATCATACAGAATGGAAAGTTTAAATACAGTAGTACAAGATATCTATGCAAGGCTCGAAGGTCTTTCCAACGGAGAGGCCCTTGAGATAAATGAAGAAGAACTAGATCAGACTATGTTGCGTATGAAGGAAAGCATCTTGGCTTGGTCTAAGCCTAGAGAGTCCTCAAAAAAATTCACGTTAAGGATGTCAAACGTGGGACGGCCTCTTCGCCAGCTGTGGTATGACAATAAAAATGTAAGCGAACCTTCTGTTATAAGTGCGCCAACACAGATCAAGTTTCTTTATGGACACATTCTCGAAGAAATTGTTTTGATGTTAGTCCGACTATCTGGTCACGAGGTTTCATCAGAGCAAAAAGAAATTAGTGTATCAGGCATCAAAGGCCACATGGACTGTAAGATTAATGGGCAAGTAGTCGATGTCAAGTCTGCTTCTCGTTATTCATTTAAGAAATTTGTCGATGGCTCTTTGGCTGAGAACGATCCCTTCGGCTATCTACCACAGCTTGCTGGCTACGAGGCTGCAGAGAACACAGACAACGGCGGCTTCCTTGTTATCAACAAAGAGAGCGGCGAGTTGTGCTTGTTTCAGCCTGAAGATTTAGAGAAGCCTAACATCGAACAAAAAATTAAAGACGTTCGTAAGGCTTTAAGTCTTGACACACCTCCAGATCGATGTTATAATACTATTTCTGACGGTAAAAAAGGCAACATGAAATTACCCTCAGGATGCTCATACTGTCCTTATAAATTTGAATGCTACGCAGACGCTAACGACGGCCAAGGTCTTCGGTCTTTCGCTTACGCTAGTGGCCCTGTGTACTTTACGAAGGTTGTGTCAGAACCTCGCGTAGAAGAAATCTTATGAACCAAAGGAAGATAAAAAGAATAAACAAACAGGTAGGAATTATACTTGTTGCTTGGCTTAGAACATTAGTATCGGAAGAAGAAGCTAAACAAATCACTACTAATAATTACAAAGAACTCTTGCCCGATCAAACTCATGTCTACGCCAACAACAAGTTTTTTCTAAGTACCTTTTCACCTCGATGGGTTAGGAAGAAACTAAAGCAGTTAGTGGTTATTTATCCCGAAAGACCTATTGAGTCCTTTACACTAAGTGACATACAATCAGTGATGAATTCATGGAAGATGAAGACTTTGGAGACTTAGTTCCACTTGAAGCAATTATAATGGGCTTTGCAATACATATTTCAAGTGGTAATGAAATAGATACTGTAGACGACGAAGCCCTTTTTAATCTTCATGAAGCTGTGTGTCTTGAGATAGAAAAAAGAGAGGCAGTACTACATTGACAGCACCTAAAATAAGAAGAGGCTTTAGAAAGAAAAGAGTCCCACGTCCGGTTGAGAAAGACTTAGAGCCGGGTTACGATTCTCATTGGGAGTACAAGCTGCACTCAGGCCCTCTATCCAAATGGGATATCCACACAACAAAGATCGACTATATCGTTGAGCATACGTATCATGCCGACTTTGTTAAAGAGATTGATGGTAAGACAATACTTCTCGAAGCCAAAGGAAGGTTTTGGGACGCACCTGAATATAGTAAATATATTTGGATAAGTAAATGCTTACCTGAAAACTATGAGCTTGTGTTCTTGTTTTCTGATCCTAGTGCTCCAATGCCTCAGGCAAAGAGACGTGTTGACGGTACTAAACGATCTCACGGAGAGTGGGCTAGTTCCAAAGGTTTTCGTTGGTATAGCGAAGATAGTTTACCGGAGGGGTGGTCGTCTGAAGATGATTGATAGAAAGCAAGAAAGAACAAACAAATTCAATCGAAAGAAAAAACATAAGACACGAGAAGACACGACACCTAAACGTCGGAGAGCTAAGGAGAAATAATGGATCTATATCAACAATACATTCACAAGTCACGATACGCACGTTACCTACCAGAAGAACAACGGCGTGAGACTTGGGAAGAAACAATCGACAGATACTTGAACTTCTGGATTGAGAAGGGTAAGCTTACTCTAGAAGATGCTAACGGAATGTTCGCAGACATTCATAGCTTGGATGTTATGCCTAGTATGAGGGCTTTGATGACAGCAGGTGAAGCGCTGGATCGTGATAATGTTGCTGGCTTCAACTGTAGTTACATGCCTATCGATCACCCCAAAGCGTTTGACGAGATGATGTACGTCCTAATGTGCGGTACAGGCGTAGGCTTCAGCGTTGAGCGTCAATACGTAACCAAACTACCTGAAGTAGCAGAGGAATTTCATGACACCGATACCGTTATACACGTCGCCGACTCTAAAATTGGCTGGGCTAAAGCCTACAGAGAACTTATTAGCTTGCTGTATTCGGGTCAGCTTCCAAAGTGGGACGTATCTAGAGTACGAGGTGCAGGCTCCGCGCTTAGAACCTTCGGGGGTAGAGCGTCTGGTCCTGAGCCTCTTGTCGATTTGTTTAAGTTCACCACTGAGGTCTTTCGGGAAGCTTCTGGACGTAAGCTCTCCTCAATTGAATGCCACGATATCTGCTGTAAAATTGCACAAATCGTCGTCGTCGGTGGGGTTAGAAGAAGTGCTCTCATCAGTCTGTCTAACCTCACTGACGATAGACTCCGAAGATGCAAGTCAGGCCAGTGGTGGCAAGACAATCCTCAACGTGGCCTAGCCAACAACAGTGCGTGTTATACAGAGAAACCTGATTTTGAGGCATTTTTAAATGAGTGGAAAAGTTTATACGAGTCAAGGTCTGGGGAACGAGGAATGTTCTCTAGGGTTGCAAGTCAAAAGCAAGCTGCAAAAAACGAGCGAAGAGATGCTACCTATGACTTTGGAACTAATCCATGCTCCGAAATTATCCTTCGACCCTACCAATTCTGTAATCTATCAGAGGTTGTTGTCAGGGCGTCCGATAGTCTCTCAGACCTCAAACGGAAAGTACGTACTGCGACTATCCTTGGAACTTTACAAGCTACCCTTACCAACTTTAGATACTTGAGAAAGGTGTGGCAGAACAACACAGAAGAAGAGGCTTTGTTGGGCGTTAGCTTAACAGGCATCATGGACCATCCGACAATGTCGGGAAGGAGAGATAAAGGTGTCCTTAAAACATGGCTCACAGAACTACGAGAAGAAGCCGTCGAAACCAACAGACGATGGGCTAGTCTTCTTGGTATTGAAGTTTCTACTGCTATTACCGCCATTAAGCCTAGCGGCACTGTTAGTCAGCTTGTTGATAGCGCGAGTGGAATCCACCCTAGATATTCATCTCAATACATTAGACGAGTTCGAGCAGACTCTAGAGACCCACTCTGCCAAGTCCTCGAAGCCGCAGGAATCCCCGTAGAAGACGATGTAATGTCACCCAGTACCAAGGTATTCAGCTTCCCTATAAAGTCTCCTGACGGGGCTGTGACGGCCTCTGAGATGGGTGCTATGGAGCAGCTTGAGCTTTGGGAGATCTACCAAGACTTTTGGTGTGAACATAAGCCCTCGATGACATGCTACTATCGCGATGAAGAGTTCCTTGAAGTAGGCCAGTGGTTGTATAATAAGTTTGACAAGATTAGTGGTATTAGTTTCTTGCCATATAGCGAACACACATACCAGCAAGCACCTTATGAGCCTATCAGTGAAGAGCAATATGAAGTAATGGTTGCTGACTTCCCTACTGAAATGTCTTGGGACATTGTTGAAGAGAGCGATATGACAGAAGGATCACAGACTCTTGCGTGTACTGGTAATAACTGTGAGATATAAAGAGGGGTAAGATGTTAACAACGAATCAGATATTAAAGACAATGAGAAGCTATTATGAAGCAGATGTGAAGAAACACGCGATGGCTGTTGAGGTTATCATTAGTAATCCAATGGCCTTCCACGATCACGACGCTTTCTATGAGGCAATCGAATCTCAGTTGAAACTTTTAATGGAATCTAAGGATTATCTTGAAGGTCTTGACATCGTTCGTGTTGAAATGGAAACACGCAATGACGAATAAGAGTGAGGGAAATTTAATTGGGTTCCGAATATTTTTTGATAGCTCTGGCAATCTCATGTCAGAGTTTCATCGTTTACCAGAACAAGAAGTTTCTAGATTCTTTCGGGAAACCGAAGAACAGAAAATAATTAGGAAGGTATTAGAAGAGGCCACCCAGCATTTGAGCGGCCTTCATGAAAAGATAGAACTGGAATTAGATGCTCTAAATGCTAGGATTTCTTAGAGCGGTAGGCGCGAGTCTTCTTGGCGATACGCTTAGGTTGCTTGCTGTGTTGCTTACCCTTCTTAGTATCTTCTCGCTTCTTTCTAGTAGTGGCGGCGTACTCTTTGGCGGACAAAGCCTTGATAGCCTTCTCAGGTAAATATCTCTCTCCAGTCTTACTGGATTTCTTGCCCGACTTAGTACGCCACTTTTGTTTTGTCCAAGCCTTGAGAGACTTCTGAGACTTCTTGAGAGCCATTATTTGTAACCTCCACCTGCAGCCTTGTACTCTTTAGCAAGCATCTGAGCTTTTCGCGCAGACCACTGACCAGCTTTACCGCCTTTTGAACCAGCCTTTATCTTGTTGAAGAGTCGCTTACGCATAGTAGGCTTAGTATAATTACCCGCCTCATTTACTTTCGACTTTGTTTTTCTTTTTGTTGTCATTTTTGACTCACGGGTTGAGTAGTCATGAATCGAAGAACAACAATACCGCTTGCAATCGCACAGCCTACCATAGCCTGAACAGCTGGATTAGCAGGAAGAAAACCTACAAAGCCTTGGAGAACTGAAAGAACAGCAAGAGCTACGCCATACTGTACTGTTCGTGATTTAAGTGCTTGTTTAATTGTCATGATCGTTCCTCTATTTCTTCTATTCTACAGCGAACTAATCGCCCTCTATGTTTCATGTGAACTGGTGCGCCTACATGTAAGCGTCTTACCTTTACATCTTTCACATCTTCGGATATCTGACAGTCTGGTATGACCACGTACTGTTGATTTCCTTTCTGTATGAGAATACCATTAGCTCCAAATGCTGGAGCAGACAGCAACATTGCTGCCACTATATACTTATTCATTGTGTATCTCCTAACGTCATCTCGACGTGCTATAGCCTCACGGCTTAATATTTAGTATATAATTTACATACTATCTTACTTGCAGTTTGAGTGAATAAAAAAGGAAAGACTGCATGAACTGCACACGTAACCCCTCCTAAAAACAGCCAGCCTGAAAACATAGCTGCTCGCTTTAAGTGCTGCCAATATGTTTCATTAGCAGACTTTGGATGCTTTGTAAATAAATCTACTACCATTTGACTTTATCAGCCCAGTAAGCCGCTGACATCTTTCCTCGCTTAATATTCTTAGCATGTCTTGCCTTAAACGACTTCCTCTTTGCTTTCATGCGCTCTGACTCACCTGCTTTTGGTTTGCCTGCAGTTTTCGCGCCCTTCTGACCAAAGCGAATTGTTTTAACTTTATCTCCTTCCTTTGCCACCACGACGTGTGACTTTGTTTTGTGATTGGGTGTACGTTTCGGTTTGTTGTAGCCACTTACTCCTGCCCTTTCTAGCCTCGGATCTTTTTTCTTAGGCATGTTGCTCTCCAGTGCGTATCATCTCAGTAACCTCTTTTGCTCGATTACCTACTTGTTTAGCCCATCGACTGTCTAAAAATTCATTGGCTGCTTCTTCGTAGTTGTGAATTGACATAGCTGCCAAAGCCTTCTCAAACTTTCTGAGACGTGTGAGTCCTAAGTTAAAACACAGGTTTATCATTGCCTCTCTTCGGATCTCTGTAAGATCTTTGAACCACGGAAAAGCCGCATCTAGCTCTTCGAGACAACGATTAATATCATTCATTAGAAGGTAATCTACTTCGTCGTGAGTAAGCCCTAAGCCAACACCTTCTTTTAAGCATCGACCTACGCCAATAGTTTCGTAGCCTAGGTGGTCTTTGTAGACATAGTACTTGACGCCTTCATGACGCTTTAGAGTTTCTATGAGTCTTTTCATTATTAGTATCCTCGCATCTCTTTACTTTCTTTGGGAGTATAGTAAGTTACTTCTCCGCTGTTTATAAGCCTTTGAATTTCTTTTTCAGCTTCTTCGAAAGTACTTGCGTTTATGTCAAAGCCTCTGTTATTATTCTCTATGTCCATAGCACCACCCTTAACATCAAACTCGACAAACTCTCGTGCGTTTGCTGCAAACTTAGAAAACGAAGGATAGTTAGATTGCTTTGCAAGCCAACCAAGTGCTAAGTGTCTTGCAGCATCGCCACGACCATCTAGCTCTTCAGCCTCTGGATACTTCTTGCTCATGCTTTTAGCCCAAGCTATGTCATCTTCAGAGATTCCAAGGGCTTTAGAGACAATGCCGCCTAGATTAAACAACATACGCTTCTCAGGATCTTCTTCATCTACGAAGGCTGACCCAGCTTGGATGTTGTAGGGCAGTCCTGTCATCTTGTCGATACGCTCATCAGGTTCAACAGGCGCGTTAGGTACTACGACCTCGCCGCCTTTGGCGTAAGGAAGACGTTCAACTTCAAAGCCTTCTTCAATTTCCTTAGGCTCAACATACATTAAAGGAGTTTTGGACATGTTCCTGTTTGCATCCATGATGCTTTGCTCATGAATGTACAAATCTCTAGTCGTTACTCCCATGTCTCTCAACAGATCAGATCGGTATGTAGCGTTATAGTTTTCCGGACTAAACCGACCAACAGCAAATTGTCTTCGATCTGATTTGGTAATCGCAGATCTTTTTAATATGTCGTCTATTTCTTTATCGCTTAAAAGAATTTTAGCTGCTGCGTACTTGCCGTAGTATTCTTGCTGAAGCTCATACAAATCTTTTTGTCTTTCAACGTGAGCATTGAACATAGCTTCAGGTGAGTCTCCTTGTTCGGGCAGTGAAGAAGTTATGTTCCCTTTTCTTCTCTTGTATTCAAGTGAAGCATATTTCAATGTTTCTGCAGGATCTACTTTACTAAATCTAAGGCCCGTTACGTTAACTAAAAATTCTGATTTTAAATCTTGTGGAGTTTCTGAATTATATGCAACAAAAGCGTCATAAGCGCTCTTAGCAGTTCCGGGTACAAAAGCATTTGCCACGTGCTGAAAACCTACTAACATGCGTTCTGGTGTATCCATCTCTTCAGGGAATAGCTGCTTACCTGTTCTAGTTCTTCCAGACTCTGAAGTTGAAGCAACGAAAGCATCTAATCCTGCCTCAGTAACCATCGCCTCACCTATGTAAGGCTCTAAGCTATTTAGTACTGCCGCACCTACGGCTTTTCCTAAGTAGTCAGTTAGCGCCTGTCCTCTTAACTCTCCACTTCTTATTTCATTGTAAGCTTCTAGGATAGGCTGTTTTATGGTAGAGTAAGAATCAATAAACTGGGTGTCTACTGTGTATAGCTCTCCATCAATTCGAGTAACTAATCGAGGAGCGTTAGACCAAGGAGTTTTTGAAATCTCTTGAATTGCTGCTTCTTCTTCTGGACCAAGCCCAGCCATCTGTGCTGTAGCAGCACCGCCTCCTGCAAAAACAGATCCTTGAGTTACTAGGCCTGCTAGACGAGTCAAGCCTCTTTGTGCAAGAACTTCGTTACCCGATGTTATTTCTTTAGATGCCTCTTGTACAATATTTACAGTTGTTCTCCAGATTTCAGTAGGGAACGATACGAAGTTTCCTATAGGAAGATAGCGTAATGCCTTAATTCCTTTTGTAACTCTGTCATAGTTAGGGAAAGTCTGTCGTACTTTTCTCGCGGCCTCTTCTTTTAGAACATCTATGCTTTGGTCTGGGAAAGCTTTTTGTAGATTTTTAAGCTCAAATTCAAACGCATTGATTTTATAGAAATCATCTACAGCCATGTAGACTTCAGTGCCTATTTTATCTGCAGCCTTGGCAAAGCCATAACCCGGAACATACTCTTCAAGTTTATTTACAAAACGTGAGCCTTTAGAATCCATGCCTGCATCCAAAAGCCTTCTCATTTCGTTGACACGCACGTTTGTATTAATCACACCATACTTCAAATACTCTTCGTACTTGTCTGTAACTGTTTTATCGTCTAAGTTCCTAGCCTGATACCACAGTGTTTCAGCAGCGTCTCCATTGATAATAGCAAAAGGATTTATCCCGTTAGCAATACCAAACTGAAAACCGCCCATTACGTTACGTAAGTGTGTTACATGGCTCCAAACAGTTTTCATTTTTTGAGAAAACGATTTGGTTGCGCCAAAATAATTTCCTATTCTGCCAAGACCTTGTGATTTGAAGTCTGCATCCCATTCTTTTCTAAGTATGCCTGCTGCAATTTCTGGAGTAGTAAACTTACCGTCTAACTCAGATCCTGTGCCTTGAATCATCGTAGTAAACTGAGTTCCATTATCTAGCGTCCTTTCTTCATCAAAGATATAGCGATGATTAGGGGACTCTCCAAGCGCTTTTATGTTGCTATAGAACTTGTTTGTTTCTGTCAGTTGTGCCAACTTAGAAACTGTTAAGATAATATTTTCAGAAGGCGACTCAATTTCGCCCATCAACTCTCTAAGCTCTTGAGGTATTTCTTTTTTCTCAGTAAGGATTTTTTTATTTAAGGTTCCAAGGTAGCTAAAGTATTCGTTGACGTTCTTAGCGTTTCCCGCTTGTTTTAGAATAGCGTCTACCTGTCCTCTTGCTTGTTCTGCAGAAAGACCAGTGCCTTCTAAGTATCTTATTGCTTTATCCACGGAGTTTTGTGATGGAACATAGCCAACATCTTCAAAAAGTCGATAAGACCTTCTCATATATTCGCCGACATTTCCAAGAATAGTTTGACGTAATTCGTTGTCTTGTGGAATGCTAGAGTTAGCTAGAGTCGTAGAGAGATCGTCGATTAACTTCCTAGCTTCTAAAACTGTCTCAGCAACTTCTGGAGTTAGAGAATAGTTTTTAGTTAGAAGTCTAATTTTTTGCTCATCTGAAATAGGCTGAGCAGTTTTAACTTTAACTGTTAAACCAAAGAAAGGATCTGTCAAGGCCTTCTCTACATTTCGAGAAGCATTCTCAGTTGTTGCTTCATCCCCTAGCTTGTTTATTCTTTGCTGCAGTCTTTGAGAAATATTTTCTGCTTGCTTAACTAGCTGTCTTTGTGCGTATTGAGATTCATTGAACGCACTAAAGGCAGCAGGAGTTAGGTAGCCACGAGAAGTAAAAAACTGTTGCTTAAATCTTTTTAGTAGGCTACTATTTTGCTGTTCAATTTGTGCTAGGCTTTCAGCAGTCTCAGTAAAAGAAAGCTCTGTCCCGTCCGATTCTTTGTACTTAGCAGCTGCTCTAGCGTCTTTTAATACAGACATAGAGACATCAGAAAGTTCTTCATCTGTCAAGTTATGCACTTTCTTTTTATACGTTCTAGCCGCAGCAGCAGCAAGCTGTGGTGTAGTGAAGATTGCGCCGATAGTCCCACCAACAATAGCGCCATCTATAAGATACTTCATTCTTTTTTCTAAGACTGTATCGTCTTCATTTGAAACTAAGAAATCAGCTACATCTCTAAATATGCCTTCTGCCTGAATAAGCTCTGCATCGTCTAATACGTCTACTAAGTTTTCGTCGTCTGCAGTGTATAATACTTGGTCTATTGTAGCACCAGACAAAGCGCCCTTTATTATTTTTGGGGCTTTAGATAAAGCAGAAGACTTATAAATAGCTCCACCTCCTATGACATACGGAACTACTTCAGCAGCCATACCTCCAATAGTTTCTGGTTGCTTTATAGAAAAGTCTTCTTCTATAAAGTTTGCAACAATGTCGTCTCCTATAATTGGAATAGACCCTACAAGACTTGCAGGTGCTTGTTTTACTGCATACTCAGGAATAATATCTTCTTCACTACCCAACATACGTCCTACTACGTTTACACTGTCTGCTGCAAATGTAGCTGCGCCTTGTCCAGTTCTTAAAAACATTTTAGCTACATCTGATCCGAAAGCAGACATAGTGCTACCGTCCTCCTGTTCTTCTTGAATAGAAGGATCAGGCACAGTATTTTTTTCTATTTCTTCTTCTGGCACTATTAAAGCAGGCTGCTCTATTTGTTCAGCCTGTCGTGCTAAATGCATTCTTAAAACGTCTTCGTCTGTAATATTGGGAGGAACATTTTTATATTGCTTTCCTCCGGGTAGAGTGACGGTTCTATTCATCTTTTTGGCGTTCCTTGTAATACAAAATCAATAACACTTGAAGGTACTGGCATAGGACTGCCGCTTCCTGATGAAAGAACAGAGAAATCTTCTACATCTTCAGCCTCTCTTTTTACTCCCATCAGCGTGTCAACAAACCTGTAAACTTCTGTCATAACGGCTTGTTGATTTTCTGGTGTAGGGTTTAGCTGAAATTCTCTAGTTAGCCCTTGCAGATAAGGAAGATCTTCTCTTAGCATTGCTGTACCAACCTCGGTTACAAGTTGAGCACGAAGAGAATTTGCTTGATATTTTGATTCTGATGCAATAGATAAATATTCTTTAAAAACAGCCGAGTATGTTTCAGCTGTAAGCTTAGTAACATCTAAACGCTTTTTAGGGTCTGGGTCAACCAGCATAGCGTTTAATCTATTTCTAAAAAGAGCCTGTCCCGGCTCGTTTAAAGTAAACCTTGCTTCTGTAACAGGATTTACAATTCCTAATAATTTGTGGAAATCGTCTGCTGCTTTATCAGGATCTTGAAACAAAGTACTGACAGCAACATTTCCTTCACTATCCTTTTTCAGCTTACTGGAAACAAGCGCGTTATTTTTAGAAGGGTCGTATGTTTTAACTCTTGTGACTGACTGCACACCTCCACCCGATGTAATAGGCTCGTCCTCTTCTACGGTTATTAGCTTGTCATCGCTAATCTTACCAACAACTACGTCTGTAAAGTCTTGCGCTCTGGCAAGGCTACCAACAGATCTATAAGCTTTCATAAAGGTGTCTAGTGCCTGTGCATTCTGTGCCATAGGCCCTTCAGTTATAGCAGTCAAAGCTTCTAGTTCTATATCTTCTCTAGATTTGCCGCCAAAAAACTCAGAAATTTCTCTAAGAGCGTACTGCCCTACATCTTGACTAAGGCCTTTGTTAGTATGTAAAGCCAGTTGTGCTTCAAAATCTTCTTCTGAAAGAACTCTATCTGAAAGTCTTGTAAGCTCTCTGTAGCTGTCTGCATACGTCTTTGCAACAGCCTTTGTTCGTGCATCTACAACAGAAGCATAGTCAGTGTATTCTGTAGTCCGACTAGGATCTTGTAACTGTGCTTTTATCCCAGCCTCAACAATCGGTTTTGCTTGGGTGTAAGCCCAAGTTTCTATGTCTAAGCCTTGAGAATCTAATTGTTGTTGAATGCCTGATTGAACAGTTTGCGCTCTGTTAGCGCTTTTTTGAATCAGTGTTTGATCATATATAGGCTCTTGCTTTAAAAATTCAGCTGTTTTATTTGCAAGTCGTTCGTTGCCTATTTTAGTTGCAAGCTTAACACCGAGACCGAGCATAGCTTCCCGCTCTTGTTGTTTACGAAAAGCTCTTTGCTCGTCTTCTTTTCTTTTGCGAATATCCGCTAAAAGAGACTCACCAAATTGTTGAATAGCCATTATACTTCTTCCTCTTCAGCAGGTTGCTGTGCAAGTAAACTTCCTTCAACAGGAAGAGATTCCTCTTGAGGACGCTCCATGAGACTTGGAATTTCTGGCACAGGTAATGCTTCTATTGTTTCTACCATTTCAGGAGTAATAGCACTTGAAGGTGTTTTACCAAGCGAAGCAAGTTTTCTAATATTTTCTAACTTTTCTTTTTCAAGCTCGACGCCCAACACGCGATCTTCAGCTTCGTCGTCTTCTTCGCCTGTATAGATTTTTGGATCAATACCCACACGTTCAGCAAGCGCTAAAATCATGTAAGCTACAGGCTCAACAAGCATCAACATCAAATCAGGATTCCACTTGCCTTCTTTAAATCCAGTAAACAAAAGAGTCTGTACAATATCCATGACAGGCACATCTTCAGCAAGAAGACCCATTATTTCTTTATAAGTCTGTTCTTCAATAAGCCTTTCAAAAATTTCTTCGGCAGCTTCATGAATAGAAGTATATTGTGGAGGCTTTTCATATGGCGCTGGGCTTGAAGGATCGCTTGTCAGGCTTTGACCCGGAATAGGTCTTCCGCCCGTTAAAACCATTTGATTATATTCTTCGTTCATGTGTTATTGTTCCTTATGCGAAACCGTACTTACGCATTGTATTCATGTAAGTTGCTGCGTTGTACATGTTAGCGTTGAGACCGAAAGGTTCTAATCCCATTGCCTGTTGATTATTAGCTACATATTGCACGGGGTCCATCATTGATTGTGAGCCAACCATTGGAGCCTCTTGAATTGTTGGAACGACAGTAGCGTAAGACACTTGGTTGTATACTGGATCTGGATCAAGTCCAGCAGCCCTTCTAGCAAACTGAGAGGGAAGATCAGTAATAGTTTTTCCAAGCTTATCCACGGCCTCTTGTGGAAGCTCTTGAAGTTTCTCTCTACTTAAACGAAGTGTTTTATCAATAAAGCCTTCTTTTGCTGCTTCTTCTTGTATCTCAGAAGTAATAGTTTTTGTAGGTATTGTTGAAGCATCTGTAGACGCAAAGTACTGCTTTGATCTAAGCTCAGACAACTCTTCTGGTGTAAAACCAACATTAAATTCTTTATCGAAAGCACTATCAAGAGCAGCTTCTGCCTGTACTGAAAGCTTGCGATTAACAACAGCAGAAGGATCACCAACACTAGGAGGAGTCACATCAATCTCTGGCGATAACAAAGAATCTGTTTGTATCTCTTTCATTGCTACATCTGGTGTAGCTAAATCTGGAGTAACTTCTATTTTAGGTTGTAAAGAAACAGGGTCTTTAACATCAGCGATGCCTAGCTGCTCTCTTCGAGCAGTTTGAAATGCACTGTCTGGACCTAAAGCTTCAGTAGAAAAAGATTCCATAACACTATCAACACTAGCGTTGAATGTTTTTCCAATACTGTCTAAGCTTGCGTTGTTGATACTGGTTCCAAGATCTGTTAAGTACTGTGATCCAAAACGCTCGCCCAAGCCCGACGCAACTTGACCAAGGCCTAGCTTATTTGCACCAAACTTAAGAGTTTCACCAACAACATTCTTAACGCCTTCAGTAATTGTTGAAAACGATTGGCCCATCTCGCCAGCAATTTCTGTTGCTCTCTGTAAAAAATTCCCAGCGCCTTGAATGACAGAAGAGCCAACGCCCGTATAACCTTGTAAGACACCTACCATGCTGCCCCACGTACTACTAAGCATTTGTCCTATGCCCGGCAACATAAGAGACAGGCCTATCTGGCCTACAATGCCAATCTTGTCCATAAACTTGCCTATAGACTTAAAAGCACTCTTAATTCCTTTTCCTATTTTTTTAAAAGTTTTTTTAACGCCTTTAAAAACTTTAGATAAAAACCCCATTATTAACCTCCAAGACCTAATAATCTTTCAACGATACCAACAATAGTGTTTGTAGTTGTTGAGTTCTTTTCGCCGCTTGCAGCAGCCTCATTGCCAATAGCTGTGGCTAATAACTGAGTCCTACGAGTTTGATCGTTTTCATAGGCCTGTCGTGTGTATGCTGCATTATCACGAACTTCCTGCCAAAGAAACTGAAGCTCTGACATTTCAAGATTGAAAGCATTCATAACATTCTGCTGGTTAGCTGCATTACGAGCCGCAGTATTGATCGTGTTTGTTTGACGACGCCATGCAATGTCTGCTTGTTCAATAGCCTGTCGGTTAGCAACATTAAACTGCTCACGCTGTTGATCCATAGTCTCATTGAACTTTGAAATATCTGTTTGCATTTGTGCGTTAGCTAAAGAGACCTGTGTGGCATTCTGAGCATTCTGAGCCGATATACGATTCTGTTCAGAGATGTTAAACTGGCTCATAGCATTCGATTGAGCAGCATTAAACTGTTCTGTTTGAGATGATAAACTAGCCATAAACTGATTGGCTTGTTGTTCGTTAGCAGCATTAAACTGACGAGACGCATTCTCAGCAGCTTGATTTGACAACATGGTTTGCTGTGCTTGTTGTTGATTCATAACAGCCATTTGTTGTTCATTGCTAAGATTAGCCATGTCCATTTGAAGGAATGCTTGAGCATTTTGAGCCGCTAGGCGTGTCTGGGCATCAAGGTTTGCCATATCCATTGAGGCCATAGCCGTTGCGTTTTGCATTACAGACTGTTGTCGAGCATCGAAGTCCTTCATGGTCATTGACTGCATAAACTGACTGTTAGCCAGCGCAGCCTGTTGATTAGCATCAAACTGAGCCATATCAAGGTTTGCATCAATCTGTGCATTAAACATTGAAGCCTGCTGCTCATTAGACAGATTTGCAAGACCCATTTGCTGTGCAAGCTGTGCGTTAACCTGTGCTGCCTGCATACGCTTTTCGTACTGCTGAAGCTCTGCAACATTCTGTGCCGACATCGACTCTGAATCTGCACGATTCTTAGAGTCAAGATTAGCAAGAGAAATACGCTCTTCCATGCTAAGACGCGCAAGGTCCGCTTGCTGTAACAGCTGTTCATTTTGTGACATTACTTGAACATAGTTGTTCAACTCTTGCATACGGAATCTGTTTTCTTCAGTAAAGTTTGCAGCATCCGCTGAAGCTCTTTCTTGAAGATTTGCAAGTTCCATTTGCTGTTCGTTTGCAAGGTTTGCCATGTCCATCTGCTGAGCAAACTGTGCATCAGTCTTGCGGAAATCAACAAGCGTGTTAAGGTTTGCAAGACGTGTTTGCTGTTCAGCCGACATGTTTGCACGGGCTGTAGCATTACGCTCAGATAGTTCTGACAACTCTACTTTTAATCTAGCATCAAGGTTTGCACCTTCAGTCTGCTGATTTAGTTCTGCTTGACGTATCTTACGATTAACCTGTGCGTTGTACTCTGTCAGCCTTGCCTGCTGTTCAGCACTAAGATTTTCAGAGCCTGCACGATTAATCGCCTCAAGATTAGCCAGATCAGTCTGTTGACTTTGACTAAAGTCTTGTGTAATAATCTGCTGACGCATCTGGGCATTTTGACTAGCTTCTTGAAGTCGGGCATTCAAGTTAGCTAGTTCAACCTGTTGAGATGCATTAAGGTTGTCGGCTGACGCTTGATTTTCTGCAGTCAAGTTTGCAAGAGTAATTTTTTCTTCTGTGCTAAGATTAGCAAGCTCTGCCTGCTGACGAAGTTGAGTATTTTGCGACAACACCTGTGCAGCAGTTTGAAGCCTAGTCAACTCAAAACGATTAGCTTCTGTAAAGTTTGCAGAGTCTGTAGCAGATCTTTCAGCAAGATTAGCAAGACGTGTTTGTTGATCAGCTGATAAATTTGCTAAGTCCATCTGCTGCGCTAACTGCGCGTTAGTTTTCTTAAAGTCTACAAGAGTCTGTAAGTTAGTCAGACGTTCTTGATTTTCAGCCGTCATGGTGTCACGAGCAGCTAAATTCTGCTCAGACAGATTCTTTAACTCAACCTGAAGGGCTGTGCTAAGATTTGCTTTATCCATGTCCTGCTGTAGTTCAGCCTGACGCATAGTACGATTGACTTGTGCCTGATAAGACGCAAGACGTGTTTGTTGTTCTGCGCTAAGGTTTTGAGTAGCAGAAGCGTTAATGGCTTGTAGGTTTGCAAGCTCCATTTGCTGAGAAGCTGACAAGTTCTGTACAGCCGCTTGTTGTCTCTGTGCTGACTCTTGTTGTGCCTGTTGTTGTTGGAACTGAACATCAGTCATACGAGCCTGTTGTTCTTGTTGGGCTGTCAGTATCTGTGCTTGTTGGCGGAACTCACCCTGTTGTACTTTGATCTGCTGTGCCATCTGTGCTGTTTGAGATGCAGCAGTTTGACGGTTAGCAAGATTCTGCATACGAACACTAGCAATCTGCTTAGACTGCTCTATGTTTGCTTGCTGTTGATTGCTTAGATTCTGCGTAGCACGTTGCTGAAGGGCCTGAGCGTTGCTCTGAGCCATTGGAAGCGCACTTTGAATAATTGCATTAAACAGCGCATCTCGTCCAACAGTAGACGTGCTAAGGCCTCTCTGGGCCATCTGTGCGTTGATTGCGTCTACAGCTGGTCGTGCCCACATTGGAACTTCGCCATCTTCCATACCAGCAAGAAGGCCTTCCATCTGTGTAGATACAAGTGCTTCTTCTGGCAGTGCTGCGACAGCCGCCACAACTTGAGGATCTTCACCAGTATCAAGCTGGGCTTCAACAGTTGCAGGGTCTTCTGAGATTGCAGCTGTAACTTCTGGAGGCATTTCAACAACAACAGTCGCCATGTCTGCAGCAGCCATCTTACGTGCTTGACCTGTAACAGCCTGCATCTGTGCAGCTTGTGCAGTAGGAATACCGCCAATCTGGGCTGCATCACCCGCTGGTGCTTCACCAAGGATAGCTTGACGGCCTTCAAGATCTATAGCAGGCTGACCACCTAGTTGAGCAGCAATGCCTTCAGCGGCTTCAGCGACTTGTGCTGTACGTCTTGCCGCCATCTGATATGTGCCAAGCTGATCAAGATCTGTTTGTTCAGCAATAACTTCAGGAGGTGCATCAGCCGTAATAGCCTCACGACTTGCAGCAGATGCTTTACGAACATCTTCCATCTGTGCGGCTTCAGGAGCATCAACGCCCAAAGCCGTATATGCTTCACGCTTTGCAGGAGCAAAAGAGTCAAACTGTTCTATGCGTTGTTGACGAGCCTGTGGCGTATCTTCAGCACCAATAAATTCTGCTTGTGCTGCTTCAGCCTGTGGAGCCTCTTCAAGTCGTGAGCGATACTCAGCAGTGACTGCTTCGCCTTGTTGAGCTATACGCTTTTGAATTACATCTTTATATTCTGGAAGTTCTTGAAGATCTACACCACGTCCTTGAGCTATTTGACCTAGACGTTCTACTTCAGCTTTTGAGACTGTAGCCCCTTCGCGTGTAACAACTGCTGGGCCTTCGATGTCTTCTACTTCAATAGTAGTTCCACTTGTAGCGGCTTCCGCATAATCACGAGCCTCAGGCCTTTGTGCTGCCATTGCTCTTGCAGCTTGTTCTGCAGCCGCATCTCTTTCAGCTGCAACAGCTGGTTGAGTAATAGTGCCTTCATCGACTCGTGCAATAGCTTCTTCGCTTACTTGACCTCGTGCGGCTTCTCCGGGAGCAACGCCTTCAGCTATAGCAGCTTCCATTTGTGCTGCTTGAACTTGTCGAGGCGCAGCAGCCTGTGCAGCTTCTGCATCTGCTTGCGCTCGTGCTGTAGTTGCCCGTGCTGAAGTAGCTCTTGCATCGCCTGTATCAGCCATCTCATAGACCATAGAGTCTGGACCATAAGCTACATCTTCAGGAGTAACCTGAGGCAAATCTGGACGATCAGGAAGATTAATTTCAAGATCTATTGGGGCTTGTGATAGGTTTGATTCCATTCCCGGAGTAGTAGTGCCTCCTTCGTCTTGACGACCCCCGTCGTTACCATCTTGCCTTCCTCCTCGTCGCGCTGTTTCTGTAGAACCTTTACCCGGCGCAGGCTTGGCTTGACCATCATCATCACTAGGAGGTAACGCCATTGATGGATCGCCTGTAGGCAATTGACTTCGTGTATCAGGCTGAAAAATTCTTCCTGTTTCTGTTAGGTTTGGAATAATGCCTGTAAACTCTGGCAACTGACCTTCTGTATTATCTGGGCGCTCAGACACTCCAGTAGGTCTTGGCTCAGGACGAGGCGTTCCTATATCAGGAGGACGCTTAGGACCAGCAGTAGTTCGAGGAGGAATGTCTTTCATAGGATTAGGATTAATCCCATCAGTTTGACCAGCAGGAGGCATACGAGGAGTTACTACGGGCTGATTAGGGATGTTTCGTGGCCCAGTATTTTTTACGGGCAGAGGTTTAATTATAGGTGAACCCGGTATGTTTCGCGGCCCCATATTTTTTACGGGTGCAGGCTTAACTACTTGCTGGCTTCTTTGGGTTTTTCCACCTGTACGCATAGTTAATCTAGCTCTTTTAGACGCAGCAGCCTTTTTAAACTTTTTAGAATTTCTTGTTTGTCTTTTCTTCGACATTTTTTACTTCTCCCTTGATACGCCCTTGACTTTTTCATAAGAGCGCATTGCGCCTAAGCCTAACATGCCCATCAAAACTGGCATCATAGTTTCTAAATCTATAAGAGGCACAGTAACTTCTATAGCCATTAGAGCTAATGAAAAATTAGCCATAGGTATTACAAGAAAATTACCTGCCATTCCTAATACACAACACCAACCAACAGCAGGTCTCCATCCAGAAACAAATAAAGACTTATGGGCTGCTTCAACCTTGTTAACCTCAAGCTGGGCTTTAGCTAATTCTTGTGCGTGTCTTTGAGCCATTGTCGCAACTTCATGCGCCAACTTAGCTTTTTGATCTTTGTCTTCAACAAACTTATCTAGTAAGCCCGTTACTGGTCCTATTAGCTGTTCAATCATCTAAAGTACTCCGCAACTACAATGCTTGCGATAATGAATGGATAAATTGAAAGAACCATTCGTTCTAATTTATCAAATCTTTTAACGCCAGAATCTAGCTGTCGTTGAATCATTTCATAGCGAACAGCACATTCTTTTTCATGGCCTTCGATACGTGCTAAAAGTTCTTCAGTCTTTGACATTTCTTATTTTATCCTAGTGGGTTCGCTAAAGAATCTAGGCCAAGCCATAGATCATCTATTTCTTTTTGTATACGCTTTAGACGCTCATTTGTGTCTTTTAGCGACTCAACTCTGTTTTCTACTTTAAGTACAGATTCTGAATTACTTTTTTCTACAGCAGCTACACGGTCTCGTAAGTCTAGTAAGTCCTGTTGTGCTTGCATAATGGCTTCAAGGTTTGTACCCAATTCAGCCAACTTACCCTGTAGACTTGCTACGTCATTATCTTCAAGGCTTTGTTGCATATTCGATATAGTTACTTCATAGCCCTGTAAGGCTGTAGATTGACTTTCACGCAAATCTTCGAACCTAGCCTCTAAAGTTTTAGCAGTAACTCCAGCGTCCTGTACAGCGGCTTCTTGGGCTTCTAAGCGACTGAAGAACTCACTGGTTGCCCAGATTCCTCCAGCAATAGTTGATGCAAAAGAAACAACTACTGCGACGTAAACACCCTTAAACGACTGACCGCCTATGTTTAGTTCTAAATCATCAAGCGCCATTAATACAGGCCTCGTAGTCCACAGCGAACCAGCAACCACCTTCGGGGGAAGTCCTGAAGAAATCTGTTTGTTCGCCCTCAACAATAATGGCTTCGACAGTTACAAAGTATCCACCGAGCGCCAAGCCCTGTATTGTTTCACCACCATCAAACGAAACCCATACAGCCTGTGTAGCAGCATCAAAGAATGATGTGGCGGCTTCTTGATAGGTTACGTTTACTTCGTAGGCCATATCATCTGCTGCAGCTACTAGCTCTTCGTCGTTAGCTACAGCAAAATAAGCCGCTGCAACTTGTGCAGATGACTCAACATTTTCTAAAGACTCGTTGTAGAAATCTACTTCTGCATTTGATAGTACAACGTCATTTGCTTCTATGTACTCTTGAAGTGCCATAGCACCACGCTCATCACCAGCATTTTGAGCATCTTGAGCCATTTGATTTACAACAACTACTTCAATTACAGCTTGACTGGCTTGTACAAACGCATCTACTGCCGTGTTTACTTCGTTCATAGCTTGATCAGCTTGATTGTCGAAGTATTCTTGTGCGCCCGGATCGTATGTATAAACTGTGTTTTGTACTGCTGTTAGGGCTTGGTTGTATGCATCAGATTGGTCGTAACTAATCTTGCCGCCTTCTACTGTACCTGTCGGAGCTATTTTTCCTTGAGGCGCAAAAGACTGCATACCACCAACAGCTTGAATACCATACTTAAAACTATCTCGAATAGACTGAGATGCATTTACTAGGTTATCAATTTCATTACTGTACGCTGGTGCGGAAACGATCAGAGACGCTAACAGTGCTTTCAACCTCAGTTGATTCATTCGTACCTACTCCTAGTAAGCTATCGTAAAGATTTTTGTTGTCTAAGTAATCAGTAATATGTAACTCAGGATTTTGCTTTATTTCGAGTAATGCGTTTCTGCCAACTACTAACTTGCCATTTTTTACAATCGGACAAGGCGTAGCAGACATAAACATAGCCCTCCATACATTTGGGTTCTGACACATTAGCGATACAGCTGCTACCTTCATACCCATGTTGCTCAAAGTTATTGCATCTCTACGGCGATTACACTCAACATCTTGTGTGTATTTGCCTGAAGACACACCAACACTTAAAAGCTGTAGGCCTCCTGTAGTGCTTTGGAGGCAGCTTTCAGATCCATTAGACATAAGACTAGGACTGATTGCTGTGTTTACTGGCATACCGCTTGAGCCTGCACCGTTATAAGTTTTGTTGGTGTTGTAGCTTCCAGAGGTATTGTTGCCGCCTACTTGCGTGTTAGTGTTTAAATCACCTTCTTGGCTGTTATCAGAAGGCACTCCTTCTATTTCTACCTCGCCTTCGACTTCAATTTGTTCTCTAGTCTGGGCAAACCCTGACAGCGATAAAGTCATTAGCGCAAACAACAACCAATAACGCATAATTTACCACGGCATACCATCAGCAGACACAGGGTTCTTCTGCGCTTCGATGTTAGCCGTCAGTGCCGCTTCAGTAGCACTCTGATCTACCTCTGCGTGTACCCAGCCCATAACAACTTCTTCTGTCAGGCTGTCGTAAGCAACAAAGTCATCAGCAGAAGCGTCAGGTGTAAAGCCTACAGTGCCGTATGCAGAGGCTGTGTGGGTAACAGCGTCGTCGCCAGTACCTACAGTTTCAGATTCAGTAACAAGCCAGTGTGCAACGGTTACACCGCCGTCTGACAAGTTACGCTCAAGGTTTGCGATAGTCCATGTAGCCATGTCTTAGTCTCCAAATGCGGCTACACAAATAGCCTGTACGTTAGCGGGTTCAGATGAGTAGTCGTCACCTGATTGAATTACATGACGGTGGTACGACTGTGAAATTACAGCGCCGTCTTCAAGTACCTTAGTAGCAGTCCGTACTTGAACAGAGGTTACGTCGTTGCCGTCCTCGTCTTGTCCTGTGACTACTTCGATTTTGTCTGCTGTTACGCTTTTAGTTAATGCCATTGTCTTTCTCCTTTAGTCCGTCTCAAGAATCCACTTGAGATAATTAGGCGGCTATATAATTTAGTGTTCCACGAATTTGTATAGCTGAAGTAGCGCCATCTATATATGTAGCCACACTCAATCCAGCATGATTGCCCGTGCTTCCATTGCCCTCAATAAAATCTCCAGTAGTTTGACCATTCGTAATTTGCAACAATGGATTGCTTAGTGCCGCCTCTAAATTATCAATAAGTATGGCGGCCTGTGGATACATATTTGTCAAAGAATCTACCGTAAACGGCAAGCCTGTAAACTGTAAAGTGCCACCACTTAAACTGCCTTTTGTGAACACTAAATAAAACGTAGCGCTTACAAATTTTCCTACTTTCACGTAATGACCGTTTTGGGCGGAGTATGTGACAGAGCCTGATGATGTAGAGTTTCTTACAGCAGGAGTAAACGTCCCTTCTTCGTAGTCGTCTAGATGATTGGCTGAACCTGTGCCGCCTAGGTACGCACCGCCTGACAGGTAAAGGTCTTTGAAGCGAATACTAGAGCGACCTATATCTATTGCGGCATCACTTGAAGCTGGCGTGCTTGTGTTTTCTGGAGTAATAGTGTTATTTGCAGAATCAAATAAAACGCCGACATCGCCTGTTCCTATATACATACGATTTGCGCGTGTACCAACGGAGCCTACTGTTGAGCCGTCTTTGGCTATTCTAATAACTTGGCCATCATCGCCTGTGTTGTTAAGTAATAATGCAGGGTCTGTTGCGCCAGAGCTTTCTTTTGCAACGTGAACACCACCACTACCAAAAACCATAAAGCCATTGCCAGTAGTGTTGTTGT